AAGTCCTTACCAAGCACAAGAAATGGCTGAAATTATTCTAAGAAGATCAAGAACAAGTTTAGATGTTTCTTTGAAAGCAGATGCAACAGCAATGGATTTAGCCATAGGTGATTTAGTAAATATTACCCATGCAACACCCGCATTTTCTGCAAAACCTTTTAGAGTACAGGGAATGACAATAAATGCCGATCATTCTGTAAGTTTACAATGCACAGAACATCAAGATAGTTTTTATACTTTTGGAACACAACAGGAAGTAGCAACTATACCAGATACCACACTACCAAACCCATTTTCTGTTTTACCACCCGCAAGCATAACCCTTACAGATGAATTGATAGAATATGCAGATGGTATAGTAATAACAAGATTATTAATTACTATAGGTGCTTCAACAGACCTTTTTGTTGATAATTATGAAGTACAAATAAAACAAACATTAGACCCAGATGGAAATGCTGTAAGTGATGATTTTAGAGAAATAGCAGTAGGAAAAATACTGCAATATCAACATCTTAACGTAATAGATGGTGCAACATATCAAGTTCGAGTAAGGGCAGTAAATACAATAGGCTCTAAAAGTACATTTATTTCTACCACAAGGGCAATAGTTGGTGGGGTTGAACCACCTAGTAATGTTGAGGATTTTGCGGTTGAACTTCATGGTCAAGACCATTTGAAACTTACATGGACACCACCAACAGCAAATAGTGATCTAGATATATCTTTTTATGAAATAAGGTTTCAAAATGTTACAACAGGTGCAAACTGGATAAATTCAACAAATCTTGTAAGATGCCCTAGAAGAAAATGTGATAATGCAATAGTACCCGCTAGAGTTGGTTCATATTTAATAAAAGCGGTTGATAAAAATGGAAATAGTTCAGCAGAAGCTACTATTGTCACAACAAACGTATCTGCAATACAGGCATATAAACAAATTTCAACATTTACAGAAACACCAAATGTTCTTACAGCATTAGATCAAATGGACAGCACATTTCCATTAACTGTTAAAATAGACCCTTCTGGTGATACAATATTATCACTTGATACAGTAACAAACTTTGATGATACAGTAGGAAATTTTGATAGTGTAGAAGGTGATTTTGAACTTGGTGGAACAGATACTACATCAAACCCAAATTTTAATAATACAAATAGAGATACAAAAGGATTTTATAATTTTATAAATTCTTTGTCTTTGACACAAATATTTGATGGAAATATTGAACCTAGTATTACATTAGACTCCGAAAACCCATATGACACTTTTGATAGTGGTAGAGGTGCATTGTTATTTGATGAAGCAAAAGCACCTTTTGATGGAACAGAACAACTTCATGCTTTTCACAGGGTTCAAGTAGCAACATCAACAACGTCATTAGCTGATTGCACAAACTTTCAAGATGTTACACAATCTGCAACATTTAAATTCAAATTTGCTAAGTTTAGATTAAAATTATCAAATGACGATAATCAAACATCTAGTAATGTAAAACAAATTGATATAAAATTAAATATGGAAGAAAGAACTTTTGCGGAAAGTAATTTGGCAACATCAAGTGGAAGCAAAACTGTTACATTTACAAATCCATTTTTTGAAGTACCCGCTATAGGTGTTTCAGCACAAAATATGGCAACAGGTGATGTTTTTACAATCAGTTCTAAAACAGTAAATGGGTTTACTATTGCTTTTGCAAACTCAAGTGGCGGTGCGGTTGATAGAACCTTTGATTATATTGCAAAGGGATTTGGATTGCAAAGTTAACAAAAAAAGGATATAAAAAGTTATGGCACAAGTATCAGATGTAAGTTTAGCGAATCAAGGTTTCAGTTCTTTTAGAACAGAATTGAATAATATTTTGTCTGCATTGAATACTCAACACATAGGAAGTTCAGCACCAAGTTCTGTTGCAACTGGTACAATTTGGGTTGATAATGGAACAAGCGGAGTTTTAAAAGTAAAAATAAATGATGGTTCAGATAATATTGAATTATTTCAAATTAATATAAGCAGTAATGCAATAACAAGCACAATGTCAGTTACTGGTACAATATCAGAAACAGACCCAAATGCTTTGCCTTTGGCGATTGCTTTAGGATAGGGAGTAAAATATGGCAAATACATTTAAGGTCAAAACAAATGGAGCAATGCCCGCCAGTGCGGGAACACCATTAACATTATATACAGTACCAAGTTCCACAACCACAGTTGTCATAGGTTTATTACTTTGTAATATCCACACAACAGCAGTTACAGTTGATGTTCAATTAGTTTCAGATACAAGCGATACAGAAACAAATGAAACAGTTTTATTAGCCAAAGATGTAAGCATTCCAAGTGGCTCAACATTAGAATTGCTTTCTGGTGGAAAAGTAGTTTTACAAACAACAGATATTTTGAAAATTGATTGTAGTGTAGCTTCAAAAATTGATGCAACATTAAGTATATTAGAAATTACATAGGTGATAATATGCCATTTATAGGAGTACAACCCGCAACAGTTCCATTAACATCATCAGATATTACAGATGGAATAATAAGTACTGCTAAGATTGCAGATGATGCAGTTACTGGTGCGAAAATAGAAAACAATCCAACAATTGCTGGTGATTTAGTTGTTTCTGGAACATCTACAGTAGCTGGTTTATCAGATATTACCATTCAAGCAGATATATGGAGAACAACCGCTAATTTTACAATGACAAGTGGTGTCAATACTATGACTAATTGGGAAAGAGCCGATACAAATGATGATGGAGTTCCTCAAGGTACAGGTATGTCGCATAGCTCTGGCATTTTCTCATTTGCTCAAACTGGTGTTTATTTAATTCAAATGACATTAAGTTTTCAAATAGGAAGTTCTAGTTCCACATACTCTGGAGGTTATATATCGGTAACTACTGATGATAGTAACTATAATGGTTCAAGTTATTCCTACCAATCTAATCAACATGGTGGAACAGGTTCTTACTATATGATGATGACACAAACTATTTTTGACGTTCAAAATATTTCAACTCATAAAGTAAAAACATTTTATGAAAATGCTGTTACAAATGGTACTTTGATGGGAAGTACAAATAATAATGTAAGCTCAATATATTTTTTAAGAATAGGGAATACATAATGAGAAAAGATGGTAGACCTGACCATATTGAAGATGCTTTATGTGCTATACAAGTAGGACAATGGTTTACATGGTCAGATAGTAAAAATAAAATTTATAAAAATATAAAACTTATACCTAAAGTTTGGATAGATGGAAAAGAAGTAGATAACCCCATAACAAAAATACCTTCTGAGTCAGAAATAAATGAAAAGTTAAGCATGGGATAATGCTGAAAACAAAAAAGTTACAGGTTTAAATAAGTTAAAAGAACTTGGTTTGTCAGATGAAGAATTAACTGCAATGGGATTAAAGTAATGGCATATATAGGCAAAAGTCCACAAGTAGGAAATTATGTAAAACTAGATGCTATAACGACCTCAAGCACTAATACATATAATCTTACACAAGATTCAGTAGCATTTGTTCCAGAATCAGCTTTGCATATGTTGGTTTCTCTAAATGGTGTTATACAATCGCCTTTAAGTTCATTTAGTGTTTCTGGCTCAACAATTACATTTTTACCTTCAAGTGGCACATTATCCTCAAGCGATACAATAGATTTTATTTTAGTTTTAGGAAATACTTTAGATATTGGAACACCTAGTGATAGCACAGTTACAAATGCTAAAACTAACTTTGTATCAACATCATCAAGTGCGGGATTACAAATAAAAGGTGATGGAACTACAGATGGAACATTACAGCTTAATTGTTCACAAAACTCACATGGGGTAAAAATAGCATCACCCGCCCATTCTGCGGGTCAATCATACACACTTACTTTACCTACTGGTAATTTAACTGCGGGTAATGTTTTAAAAATTAATTCTATTACTGGTTCTGGTACAACAGCAGTAGGTCAATTAGAAGCACCTTCTGAATTGACAATGCCAAATCAACCAGCATTTCAAGTTAAAACAGGAACTCAAAATAATATAGCTGGTGGTACAACAATTCTTTTTCCGACAG